GGCACCGCCCCGGCCACGCCGGACACGGCTATCACATTTCAATCCGCCCTGGTCACTTTTGCTATTCCAGACCCAGCCGGAGCCGCCGCCGCCGGGACCTTCACCGGCGACGATCTGGACCCTGCGCTGTGCCTGGCGTCCGGTAACGCATCCTGGGCGCGATCTTACGACAGCCTCGGCGATCCGGTAGCAGATTGGCCGGTTGGCCTGGACGGCTCCGGCTCGGCCATCGAGATCGATAACATATCCCTCGTCGAGGGCTCCTACGTAACAGTCACCTCCTGGGGCGTCATCGAATAATGGCATATGCCCTGCACATCGGCGGGGCAGCGGGCAGCACCGCGCTTCATATCGGCGGCAGTTCCGCCACCGACCGCACCGCAACAGCCTGGGGACGCGGGCCGGCGGCGCGTGGCTTTGCCACCGTTCGGCATGTGTTCCGGGCGACAGCCTGGGGCAGGACCGGCGCGCCGCGTGGTTTCTGCACGGCGCATTACGACCCCAATCTGCTATCCGCCGTTCATCTGTTGCAACCCGGCGGCTGGTCGGAAGGCCCGCAAGCATGCCGATCCGCCCAATCGGTTATCGCGCCGGCGCCCGCCCGCGCCAACCACGGGCGCGGTCGGATTGCGCCAGGACCCGGACTGCGAGGTGCGGCGGCGAGCGGCTGGGCGCAAGCGCCGATCCGAGTATCGGCTGGCCAATCGGCTTGGGCGGAAGGCCCGGCCCGGATGGGCGGCACGGCAAGCGGGTGGGCGGAGCAGCCTCGCCTGACCCACGCCAGCGCTACCGACTGGGCGGATGGCACGCTTCAGCCAAGGGCTGGCACGGCATTTTGGCAAGCATCGCCAGCGCTTCAGCAGGGCGCAGCCGCCGCCTGGCCCGCCGGCCAAACGCTCACGCTCGCCAGCGTTCAGCCGTCCGCCGACGGCCCGTTTCTGTCGTCCCAATTCTTGATCGGATGGCAAGATGGGCTCCTTCCGGCCAACACTCGCCGCACCGGCCCGCCGGTTCCGCCGGTCCCGCCGCCGCCATGGGGGACCGCGCTGCATTTGTGCGCGCCGCTGCCGGGGATGCGGCTCAGTATCGGCGCCCGCTGTCCAGAATTCCCCTGGGTTATCATCCCGGATAGGAGATTTTATCGCGTGTTCAACAGCATTTCCGTCGTGCGCCTGCCGGATCGGGTGCCGCTCCCTGTGACCGCGCTCACCATCCGCACTGATGCGGATTCCTGGTGCTGGTCCTTGTCGGCCAATCTCTCCGGACCGGATGCCTGGGATTTGATCTCTCCCCCCGCGCCCGCGTTCCTGCCGCGAGAACTGGAGGCGACTATCAACGGGCACGTGTTCAAGTTCCTCGTCGATACGCCCAACCTAGCCAAACAATTCGGCAAAACCGGCCTGACGATTGCGGGCCGCTCCCGCTCCGCCTGGCTCGCCGCGCCGTTCCTGTCCGCCACATCTGGCGTGGTCGCCAACCCACGCACCGCGCAGCAAATCGGGGAGGAAGCCCTGGAAAATACCGGCTGGACGCTGGATTGGGCGTTGCCAGAATGGCTGGTGCCCGGCGGCCTGCTGGCCTATTCCGGCACTCCGATTGACCGGCTGATTCAAATCACCGCGCCGGTGGACGGGTGCATGCTCACCGACCCAGCCGCCCAGATCATCCGGGCCTACCCGCGCTATCCATCCCCGTCTTGGGATTGGGATGGCCAAGTCCCGGACGTTGGCATCCCAGAATCCGCGCTGATCTCGTGGCAGCAACAGCCGGACAACCGGCCGCTCTACAACGGGGTCTATGTGTCCGGCACGACTCACGGCGCCATGGCCCATTGCGTCGTAACCGGCACCGCTGGAGATTTGCAAGCGCCGATGGTCGCCGATCCCCTGCTGTGCGACGGGGCGGGCGTGGCCGCAACAGCCCGCGCTATATCGATCCTGTCGCAATCCGGCACCGGCGCCAGCATCGCCGCCGCTTGCCTGCTCACGCCCACGGGCGCCGGGCCTGGCCTGCTGAAGCCGGGCCAACTGGTGGCGCTGGCCGGGATCAAGGGCCGGGTGCGGTCGGTGGAGATCGCCGCCGCTTGGACGGACAAGTTGACGGTTCGTCAAACGCTGGCGATTGAACGCCGGGAGGTGGAGGCGTGATAAAACAGAATCCATGGAGCCGATGGCAGTCCCTCACGCCGGAACCGGATCTGATGGTGGGTGAGGTGATCTCCGTCGATACCGGCGCCGGCACGTCGGTTGTGCAAATCCCGCCGGTAGCTGGCGGCTCGCTGCTGCGAGTGTCCGGCACGTCGGTCGCGGTTGGATTGCGGGCGTTCGTCCGGGGCGGCGTGATTGAAGGGGCCGCGCCGGAATTGGGGATTGTTGAGGTGGAGGTTTAGGGTATTTTTGAGACTGCGCCGTCTATTGCCTGATTGATCTTTTTTACTAAAGCATCAAGCTTAACCGCTATGATCTTAAGCTCATCTATATTGTCCTCTATCGGGTTATAAAGTCCGTTTAGTTCGTTGTCCACGGCCTTTTCGATGTCCAACATGAAACCGAAGCATCTATCCTGGTGGTAAACACCCAGGAAAAGACCAGTACCGGATGATGCTGGCGCGATAGACAACTCGGCTTCCTTGACTATCTCAGATGTTGTATTTTCAACCAAGACATCAAATTCTTCAGACTCCATAAATAAAGCCAATTTCTCTTTAACTAGCGCATTAACTTCCTTTTCTAGTGCTTTAAGAAATTTGTCAGAAGGCAACATTGTGTTTCTCCAGTTCATTACCGGATTTAATCCGGAACAACTCCCAAAACGCCGGGTGCATCCGGCGGTCTCCGCGCTCCCACTGCTGCCACGCCCGCCGGCTGGTGTGGACCAACCCGGCGCAGTGGTCCTGTGTTTTGGTGATGTTGAGCCCCAGCCTGGCCTGGAGCGCCTGGCGGGCGCTCTTGACTTCTTGCGGGGTTGGGGTCATTCCGCCAACCTGAGATCCGGCCGCCTGGTTATCCAAGCCCAGGCGATGCACCTTTCAAAATCCCCCAGCCAGTCCATAGCATCCGGGAACGCGGGCAGGGGAGGGTGCAGCACCACACCGCACCATGGGGCATCTGGCATGGCGCAACTTGTGGGCTGGTCGGAAACCTGGACTAGACGATCCCATAGTGCCTTGCTATGCCGGGACCTCTGCGCAACGCCGAACGTGACCAGTGGCACCCCGTCGTGCGCGGCCTCCATCCCGGCGAGGCTTGGGAACCTTCCGGCCGGACCGTAGACAGTACAGACCATGGCGCCATGCTCTACAAAAACCTTGGCGGCGAATCCGGCGAACGCCTCGCCTGGCAGTGGGACCGGCTCCCAGGCGGCCCTGGCGTTTTTGAGCCAGTGCACCAGGACCGCGATGGTGTCGTCGTCCACCTCAGACCTAGGCGACCGGCGCAGGTGCCCGGTGCTTAGGGTGACGTGGGCTATGTAGGGGGATTCGGCCATGCTATCCGTCCTCATCGAGTTGTCGTGCGATTTGCCGGACCAGCTCTGGGTCCGCCAGCAGTCGCCGGTCTTCCGGCACCAGCATTTCCAGCAGGGCTTGCCGTACGCCAAGGGGGTGCGGCATGACTGCCACCCAATGCCTGATCTGGTCCTCGTCGCGGGTTTTCGGCCCGCCGTAATACCTGGACACGTCGTCCAGGGGCAGGGTCCATGCCGCTTCGCGGGTGGTTGCCCAGTGCGCGGGCACCAGGAAGTAGTTTTTGACGATGTAGTCCCGCCCCCCGCGATGGAGGGCGGCGATAAAGCCGGGCGGGACGGCTGGGTTGGCCTCGCCCCAGGCCCAGCAGAAAGCCAGGCGGGCCATGTCGGGCTCCCAGCCGAACTCGCACCGGCTGTCGATGCGGCTCTTGAGCGCGTATGCGGTGGGCATCTCAAAACCCCCACTTGCTGGTGAGGGCGTTGTAACGGGCGGCCACTGCCGCGTATTCGGCCGCCTTGCCTTCCGCGTGAAGCGCCTTGGCCTGGGCCAGGAGGGCTCTTTGCTCCACCAAGAAGGCGCCGATCTCGGCGGCGGTCCGGTCCCGGTTCTCGATCCAAAACTTGGCAGCGCGGCCAAGACCGTTCGGGTCACAAGCCAACTCGGCGGCGGCCAGTGGCATGGCCACGATCTTCTGGGCGCGGATTTTCTCCGCCCATTCCTTCTGGCTGGCGGTGCCAGTGAGGGCGCGCCCTCCAAAATGTTTGGCGGTGGCGCGGGCTGAGGTGGCCGCGTCGGAAAGCGGCCTGGTGGTGCGGCGGGCCTTGCTGGCCCAGACCTCGTAGTCTGCGCGGGCGCGGGCGATCTCTGCGTCGCTCATCAGAGCGATGGAGAGGCCCCGGATTTCTTCGAGGTAGCTTTCAAAATCGTTCATCTTCTTGCTCCGTGCCTGCATCGGGAGGCGTCCGTTGTGGCTGGTCCACGGTTTGAATATTACGCGCAGTGCGCGCAAAATGCAAGCCCTTTTATGGAATTTTCCCCAGCTTTTCCATAATCGCCTCCCGGATCCACTCCGAGAGTGTCTGCTTCCTGCCCGGCTCCTGCCGCGCCAACTCGGCCTGGATCGCCGCCCGCATCGGGGCGGGCAGCGGTAGCTTGAATATCGGGGTCCTCCCGGCTTCCGTGCCGGGGACTCTGGGGCGGCCTGCTGTCACCGAGGCTACCAGCCCGCCCGCCCGCGCGTCTGGCAGACGACGGCGCGGCCGCCGTCCGTCCGCACAAGCGCTCGTTTAGGGAGGCGTCCGGGGGATTCCCCGGGCGCCTTGAAAACCGCCAGGGCGGCGTCTTTCGCCCTGGCAATTGCCTCGTCGGCTACGAACGGCTGTGGCTCGCCGTTCGCAACGTTGTACCAGTTGTACCATCCGATGGCCCCAAGGTCAGTATGTTCATCCATATTCTCAGAGATGGTCCATACCACTACGTACTCTTTTTTCATTTCTCTCTCCTCTCCGGTTAGGCCCATCGCCTCACCTCTTGAGATAATTATATGGCCACTAAATTATAAGTGCAAGCGTTTTTTGATCTGGCGTGAACGTGAAAACAACGTGAAAACCGGGGGGCGGTTTACGGCCTTTTTTGTCACGTTTAGCCGCCAAATTCACGCGCTATAACATCATAAACTGTTGAAAAATAAAGGAAAAAGTTATCAATTACTGTCTTCACACGGCAGGGGTCGCTGGTTCGAACCCAGCCGCGCCCACCAAAAAACTGAATGATTACAGCGGGTTGCGAGCGGTTTTCACGATACTTGGATTCGCATTTTCCCAGCGTGAAAACTCAGCGTGAAATCTTGTACCCTGGCCCGTCCAGGGTGGCGGCGGTTTCGGCCAGATTTTCGGTCGTCAGGTGGGCATAGACCCGCGCCGTTACCCTGGGGTCCGAGTGCCGCAGCAACTCACTGACCCGATAAATATCCACTCCCGCCTGTACCAGCCAGCTCCCGCAAGTCCGGCGCAAATCGTGCTGATGCACGTCCGTAAGGCCGGCCCGCGCCACCGACAGATTGAACGCGGTTTTCACGCTGGCGATTCGTGATCCATCACGCCCGCAAAACACCCAGGTCGAAGCCGGACAATGCTCGGCGCGAAACCGGGCGCGGGCAAGCAGGGCGTGGCGGGCTTCCCTGTTGATGGGCACCATCGCAAGCTTTCCGCTTTTCTGATCCGTAGCGTCAAACCGGATCAGGCCGGCCGTTAGGTCCACCCGCGCCCACTCCAGGCCCAGGATTTCCCCTGGGCGCAGGCCAGCGTAAAGGCCCAAGCGGATAAAGTCGGTCAACCAGGGCGCCCGCTTGCTTTCTCGTGACGCAACGATAATTGCGGCCGCTTCACTGCGGGTTAGCCAGCGGTTCCGTCCAGCCGGTTCTTTTTGCCGACGGGACTGGAACGGGTTGGGGACCGACCAGCCTAGCTCGCGGTTGGCCCAGTTGATGGCGGCGCTGAATAGGCCGATCTCTTTATTGATCGTGCCGGGCGCAATCCCGGCTTGTCTCCGGGCTACGAGATAGCGCCTGGCGGCGGCGGCGCCCAGGTTTTCCAGGACCTGGCCGGTGAAATGGGGGAATAGGGCCTTTGCCGACCACTTATCCCGGTCTGGCGCCCGCTTGGCCGGCGTGACCTCGCCCAGATAGGCAACCATGAGGGCGTCGAATGTATGGCCGGATTCTGTCGGGCTGGTGTCGGCCTCGGCTAGGGACTCGCGCAAAACCTGCTGGGCGCGCCAGGCCCTGGCTTTGACCTGATTTAAGTCGGCGTCCTGGCGAATCCCAGTAGAGCGGCGAGTTGGGCGGCCGGATCCGCTCGTCCAACTCGCCCACCAGTACGGCGAGTCGGCGCGGCTGAATATCCCGTCGTGGTCCCGTTTGGCGCGGCGGGGCATGATTGCGGCTCCTGAGTGTTTGTCCCAGGCTGATTATGGACGGCTTGCGGCTGGGATAGGTAGCGTTCCAGCGACTCTGCGCGAATCATGATCCTGCCGCGAACATGGAACGCCGACAGCGCCCCGTCCTGGATCAGGCGCCGGACGGTTCGGGTCGAAACGCCACCCAGAATTTGGGCGGCGGACGACAGAGGGAGGAGGGCGGGGGTGGTCATGGCTGGTATCTGCTCACAACGCCATGGATTGCTGGCCTGACCCAACCCAGACCGGGGCGGAATTGTGGGCTTCAATACGTTCTGCAATTACCGCCGACCGTTGGGACGAGGTGGGCGGGGTATACATCCCAAAGCGATTGATCGAGCCAGCATTCATAGCCGCATTCGTTGAATCTGCGGACGTGAGCGGGAGCCTGGAAAATATCGCTGGGTCTAGCATTCGCAAGCCGTGGAGCTTGCAAACTGGACGACACTCATCATCGCAGACTGCATCCATTACCTGCTCCATGCGCCGCCACCATGGCCCGGTTCCGGGATTGCTCCATTGGCCGGAGGATCCTAGTGCGACGGTTGGGTAGGTCAGGCTCAGGCGCTGCAATCTGTCGAGCGACTCGTGCAAATGCCAGACCGGGACCCCATACCTCGACAGATCCTCGGGCCATTGCTCTAGCAGCGCGTCGTTTTCCGCTTCGCCTCCGTCTATTGAGTCGGGAATAAGTGCCCATGAAAATCCTGGATGGCGGCACCAATCCCGGACCCACTTGATATACCCAGGCACATCAAGCACCCCCCCCGTTTTCCAGACTGAAAACGCCGAATTGTCGAACACAAACGATTTGCAGACCTCGGCAGCAATTCCTAGATCCTCCTGCCGAAAAAACGGGATCAGCGCATGTCGTCCCTGTAAAAATCTCGCCACATCCTGCCTAGATCCGCCAACCGGTGTCCCGTGGTAGTGAATCACCGTGCCACCTCTGCCCAGCATTTATCGGTTTCCCACACTCGCACGGATACCACGCTTTCCAGGTCGATCTCCTGCGCGATATAGCGGGCGAGGTTTTCGGCTGTCGGATTTGCGACCAGATCGTTCAGCAGTCGGTGATCCATCCGGTCGATGATCGGCTTTATGGAGCGGTCCAGGTCGGAAAAATCCACCCCTCTGGCGAATCCTGAAACTGGATCGATCTCGCCGAATAGCTCAATATCGATGCGATAGTTATGCCCATGGAGCCGGGCGCATGGGTGGACATGCGGGACGCCAGTCAGGTAATGAGCTGCTGAGAATAAATAGGTTTTTCCGATACGGGCCGCATTACGGATATATTCCATGCTCATTATCTTTGTCCTCACGGGCGACATGCGTCTATTTCTTCGTCCTGGACAGGGTCCTGGGACGTGCTGATAATCCAATCCTCTGGCCGCTGGGAATGGGTGTGCTGGTATCCGGGCGCGCACGCAAAATCAATACAATCACCCGGAGACAGGTCGTCAATCCTGCACCCGCAAACGCCGGGGCAGACCAGGCCGCTGTAGCCGTGGGCGGCCAGGCCGGCGGCTACGATGTCGAGTAGGCTGTGACGGATTTTTTTAGGCATCTCAGGTGTTGGCGGTGCTAGGCCCAATAGCTCCAGATTACGACGCACTGCGGCTTCTCCCGCGCTAATCTGCGCGTTACGGATTTCATCGATCAGGTTCATAGTATTACTCCTGGTTGGCTCGTCTATTCCACGCTGCGATCAGCAGGTCTTGCGTTTCTCCGTCCGCGGCCATTTCGCATGGGCAATCTGGACAATTTACCCACCAATGGGGTATCCGACGATCCCCGAAATATTCGGTAAAGTGCGGCCCGTCTAATTCAGTGGCGCCGCAGTGGGGGCATGGGAGCAGAGCGGTCATGCTTGCGGCTCCTGTTCTTGCGCGACGGCAATCGCGTAATCTATTGCGGCGTTGATCTCCTCGCCTAAATCATCTCCGTGGAACTCTTCAGACACCAGTCTGCCGCGAATGAATAAGTCCACTGTTCCAGAGTCTCGCTCCACATCAATGGTAATGCTCATTTTGTCCGGCAACAATTCGGCGGCCCGGTTAATTGCGCGGCCGATAGATAGCGCGTGGCGATCCTTACGTGCTTGCGCCAGCAGGATTTCTTTTTCGGCTTCCAGCCTCGCTATCTCAATCTCAAACGCGGTTGATTCGCACTGGCGCTTGCAGGGAGCAGGGCGTGGGATGGATTTGCCGGTCATGATGTCAATCTCGGCTTGCAGGCGTTTGTTTTCGTGGACCAACTCCGTAACCTGCTGGACGGTATTCGAGCAGCTCATCGTGATAAGCGGCTGATCTGGGTGCAGCGCTTTTTCCACCGCCACCAGTTGGTCTAGATAGGCGTCGAGCGTTTTATACGCTAGCCTGTTCTCGGCTTTGAGTAGATTGATTTGCTTGCGCTTGTTCATTTCTCAGCCTTCCCCGTCTCTATCCGCTCAAGGTTTGCCTTGACGGGCATGAATCCGTCGTTCTGTAACTCTTTCATGGATGTGGACGCCTCCCAATCACCTATATATATTAGCTTCTTGATAGACTCGGCCCGAGTTAGCGCGCAGGTGGATGGGATCATCTCCCCAAGACAATTAGTCATTACCCAGACTTTCATTTCAGGCCCTTCATGTTGCGATAAAAATCATCCGCCGAACCTTTATGTTCTTCTGGAGCCGGGTGCCTCTCGATTCCTGGCGTTGATTGGTTGAGCATCCAATCCATAGCTGCTCTAACATTCTGTAGGTTATGTGCCTGCTCGCCGATCCGCCGCAAATCAAGTTGGTTTTGCAATCTCTGGATGACCGGGTATTTACACAGGGCTTTGATGCCGACGGATGCCAAGGCCCATCCGTCTATTTCCGCCCAGGTGGCACACATGTATCTGACCAGGTCCAGCACCTCAGTCGGGATGGCGCGCTGTTTTTTCCCCGCTTCATACCCCAGTTGATACGCCTCGCCCAGTTCCGGGTCCGAATGCGGCGTCTGGACCAGGTCCATTCCGTCATTCGCCAGGCCATGGCCGAAGCCGGATTCGTAGGCGTTGCAGATCATGAAAACTCGGCTTGGCATTTCATTGTTCTTCAGTTGCTTCACAGGTTTGCTTGTATAGAAGGGTGGTGAAAAACTTACTCCTGATCTTGCGGTCTTCTTCATCTTCTTCTGGGGGAGAGTTTTGCATTACTCCCTTTAGCCACTCCGTTTCTTTTTCAGTCATGGTTAGCTGGAAAAATACTGTTTTGGTTAGTTTCATTTTACTGTTCCTCAAAGATTAAGGTGTTCATTTCTTGCCTCTCGGTGCGTTGTTCCACATTTCACAGGTGGGCTGCAGGGCATTCCAGGCAGCTACGAGTGCGGGCTCAATCGCGTTGAGTTTTTCTGAAACCTCTTCAGGCTTAATGCTATACGCTGATAGGTTCCACCAGATTCCATTAGCTTCGCCGCGTAATTCTACCTCCACGTTCCGAAGCTCATGATCCCCGATTTGCATCACACTGGGCTTTATCAAGAGCTGTACGCCTGCCTTGGAATCGTTGCACTCGCAGCGCCTTGCTTTGAGTTCGCTGCGGCGATAAGCATACCAGTTGCATTCGTTCTCTTGATACCTTATTGGGTCTACCTCGCAGCGGAATCCGCTGGCAGTTAGCCAATCACGTAATTCGTCTTCTCCGTACAGAAGGGGTCTTTCGCTCATGTTTGATTGCTCATTTTTGTACACGTAGTGCATTGGTCTGGTTTGCCGGTGACTGCCCGCATGGGGCAGCCGGTGCTGCGGTAATAGATGCAGGTGTTCATTTCCCGACACTCATAGTTCATTAGGGTCAACGTGTTTTCCTGTCCGGCGCCATATGTCCGTCCGCCGCAAATAGACCAGGTGGCGGCAGTGGTCACACATGTCGCATCTGTTTGCCGGGTTTTTAATGGCTTTCGGGGTCCTGATCGAATATCTGCCGCAGTCGCACCGGACAACCCAGGCGCGAGAGGAACCGGCGGATAGTCCAATTACGGTGAACCGGCCAACCCGCCGACCGACAAGATCAACGTACCCTGCGCAATTCAGAATGATTTTCGGAACTGGGACCACGGCTATTGGCACCTCGCTGTCACCCCCATTGCCCTTCGTGTTCGGCTCGTAGTGTTCCCCTCCGGACACAACAAGCCCAGCGATGCGGTTTATTGGCCCCCTGACAAGAATGTCATCAAGTTTCATAAGCTGCCCCTCGCTATCCAGCGCATGGCCCATTGCTGGAGCCGTTTACCCATGATTGGTCGGGTCAGGCCGATCCGAATCGCATCCCCGCCGGTGGCGGCGCGGAATTGGGCGTTCGAGGCCAGGATCATCATTGCGCGGTCGTGGATGTTCATTCATTTTCCTGCGATTTCGTTAATCGTGTTGATTAGCTCGGATGCTTCGCTTTTGGGGAAACCAAACGCCTGCCCATTAATGGAAAGTTCCATCCATTAATCGTTTTCCTCGTGCTCGCGGACGTCCAGCAAGTCGCCGTCACTATTCAGGGTCAATTGGGTTGTGCTTCTAATCACGTTTAGTCTCCTCAAAAAGGTATCTCATCAAGCCAACAATTGCACCCGGCTTGCTGGTTCTCTTTCGGAACTTCGGCTTTCCATTGCTCGCAATACCCGCCGGTTCCGAAATATCCACAAGTGCTGCATGGCGTGGCTACAGGGGATAATTCGACAATTTGCATGAGCGCTCGCAAGCTTTCCAGTATTTCGTTTTTCAGTGCTGGGCTTAGGTTATTCAAATTCATATCCAACGATCTCCGGGTATTTCTTTTGCATTACAACGATAGCGGCCGGGCGCTTCAGGTTGTCGTATGGCATAGCGTCTAGCGCTTCATCAATTGAGTCCGGCACTGGTAGCGTCGGGTCTTTGCGGCGCTGAACCCACCATTGCACGGCTTTGCGGCGCGCGTATCCGTCGTGTTGCAGGCATACCCATTCACTAGCCGCTTTCATCAAGCCGTCGTAATAATCGACGCGCAGACTAGGCATTTTCCCAATGGATTGGTGCTTGCAGTAGATGACGCGGGATACTGGCTTCCTGACCGTTGCCGCCCGAATGTCGGTCGAAAGCATGGGGGCCGTTGTGGCGTGGGCGTCGTGCTTTGGTTTTTCGGATAGCTCGAATTCATACCCGCAATAGCAAACTCGTGTGCTAGTTGCTACTTTCGATTCGCATTCTGGGCACACTTTGAACGGCGCGGCGGTGGGTCCGGTTTTCGGTTTTGGAATCCAGGCTTTGACTTGATCTACTGGCCCATGTCGGATTGCATTGCCCGCGAAATCCAGGACCATGCAATCGACTTTACCTGGCGCCGTCCGCATGCCGCGCCCGCTGATTTGGACGTACAGCCCAGGGCTTTGCGTTGGTCTGAGCATTACCAGGAGATCCGTTTCCGGGGCATCGAATCCGGTCGTCAGGACGCCGACTGTTACCAGGGCGCGAAGGCGGCCGGCGCGGTATTCAGCGATGGCATTGGCGCGAGCTAGTGCGGGAGTTTCTCCAGTTACACAGGCAGCCTTGATGCCACGTTCGTTTAGCGCGTAGGTAACGTGATAAGCGTGATTGACGCCAGCGCAGAACACCAGCCAATGGTGCCGGTCGGCTCCAAGGGTGATGGCTTCGGTTAGTGCCGCTTGGGTTATTTCGTCCTTGTCGGCGGCGGACTCTAATTGTCCGGCGACGAATTCGCCGTTGCGCGTCTGGACGCCAGTCACGTCAATCTGAGTGTCAACGGGGCGGGATACCAGGGGGCACAAATAGCCCTGCTCGATCAAATAGAGCAGATCGATTTGATAGGCCACGGCGGAGAAGAGCGCATCATCTCCGTGGGTTAGCGATCCGGTTCCGGTGCGGAAATCCGTGGCAGTCAACCCGACGATCCGAATAGCCGGGTTAATCTGGCGCGATGCTTTGAAAAACTGCTGGTACATGGAGGACGCTTTGCTGCTGATTAGGTGGCACTCGTCAACCAAAATCAGGTCAAACCGGCCTAGGTGCAGCGCCTTGGAATGGACCGACTGAATCCCGGCAAAGATGATCTGGTCGAAGCAATCGCGCCGGCGCAGCCCGGCGGAATGAATGCCCATAGGTGCCTCCGGCCATACGGCGGCTAAGCGCTTGGCATTCTGTTCGATCAACTCCTTGACGTGGGTGAGTACCAGGATACGCTGGTCCGGCCAGGATGTAAGAATCTCTTTTATCATGACGGCAAGCACAACCGATTTTCCTGCTCCGGTTGGCAGCACCAGGAGGGGGTTGCCCGTCTGGTTGGCTGCGAACCAGGCATATAGGCTGTCGATTGCCTGGCGCTGGTGGGGGTGTGGTTGGATCATCGTTGTGCCTATCCAATCAATTCCGCCATGAACCGCGCTCTAATCTCGTCCGCTTCCGGGTCGCCAGCGGCGGCGAAATTCGCGGCCATTTCCCGGCTGGCGTAGTCTCCAGGGGCGCATCCATTCCAGGTCTCGGCTCCGTCTGGCTTGCGGTATTTGATCCGGATGCCGCAGAATGACGCCTCGTCAGGCCGCTCAAAATCAATGACTGCCGCAGGCACAAGGAACGGCAACAAGCGATGTTCAGGACACGCCGCGCCTTGCCGCTGGGTGTCGGTATCCAGGTCGCATCCCATCGCCCGGCAACTCCACCGTCCGTCGCCGTCCATTTCCGGCGTGGAATGGATGCAGGTCCGGCAATTGACCAGGGGCATTCCGCCGTCATGGCATAGGGCGTGGTGGCTGCACCATTGGCACTGATACCAGTCGGGCCGTTCGCTGGCCTTTGCCAGCGGTTCCTGGGCGGTTATGACGCGCAGTGCCTTATCCCGGATCGACGCGAACGCTTCCACATCGGCGTCTGTGCGGACGCTGATCGTGTGGCGGCCGCCTGGCGTGGCGCAGGTCAGGTAATGGCGGGTCAGGTTCGCATAGCCCATATAAGCCTGGGCCTGAGCGTAATAGACCGGATCCCACGTCTTGAGGGCTTGCTTCTCGCCCAACTCCTGCTTGGCCTTCTCCAACGCCCGCTGTTTCTTCTCGTCGGTCTGCTTGTGCTCCCAGACGTGCCAGGTCTTAGGGGCCTGCAATAGGCCCAGCACCACGCCATCCATATGGCCTCTGAAATGCCCTCCGTGGTCGGAAAATCCGAATTGCTTACCGCCGGTTTCGGTGTAGAGCGTGATTCCCTGGACCATTCTCAATCGCTCAGCTTGCAGCGCTTCGCCCCGGTGGCCGTCTTCAAATCGTTTGAACGCTTGGGCATCGAATGAAACCGGCGAGCACCAATGGAATCCGTACCAAATCGCCCGGCTGCATTCCCTCCCTATCTCGCTCATGCCGAGATAGGGCCGGGCCTGCTCAGACCGGCCCCGTGCCTGGATGGCGGCGTCAACCGCCTCCAGGGTGGGGTCCGGCATGGCCATGTTGATGGCGACCATCGGACCTACTTCATCCAGGGCGGACGGGCCGCTTGCTGGGGCGCGGGTGGCGGTTGGTAGGCCGGTGTCGGTTGGGGCGCCGGTTGATAGGCCGGCGCGGCGGGCTGCTGGGCCTGATTGACCTGCTGGGCAGGCTGGAACGGCTGCGGGGCGGGATTTGCGTTGGCGGGCTTGTAAGCCTCAATGTTGTTGCGAGGCTTGTAGCCGTCGCTCTTGTCCTCAATCGACAAGCGCAGCTTGACCGGGATATTGTGGAGCTGCGCGGAATCGGTCAGGCGCAGAACGCCAACCGCGTGGCAGAGTGCGGACAACTGCCTCTGGCCGATCTCAACCGCTTTTGGATTGGCGTTTGACAGGGTAATGGTGCCCCAGATCAGCCGATTGATGTATTGTCCATCCGCCACCTGGAAGGTGATGGACAAATAGGCTCCTGTCCCCGACTTGGTTTGCTTGATCTCGCTGTCAATGGCGATAGCAAGGTAATCCCCCGCGGGCAGCGGGGAGAAGTCGTCGGCTGGCAGGACGTTGGTTGCGTCGAAGTTCAGTTGCATTTTTGCGTTTCCTATGCGGTTGCGTTTCTGGGCTATTGGGCCGGAAGCGATCCGGCGAAGGCTTGCCAATCGAGCGGGATGGTTTCCGGCATCCCATAACGATTCTTGGCGATGTAGGCCGGTCGCTCCACCAGGTGGAGCAATCGCTCCCCTGTTCCGGTGCCCCGGCTGACCGACTTATTAAATCCTACTTCTGTCTTGGTTATTAAAGTCCTCCAATTGGCGAAGCCAATAACGTCGGCGCGTTCATACAGCAGGGAGAAGGCGCGCTTGTGGAGCTTGATTTGGTAGCGGTCGTATGGCTCACTCTCAGGCGAGTCATACCTAACCACTTCGCTATGGGCAATCAAAACGGGCGTGATGCCTTTGTCATCTCGGATTGAGATCAAGCCCTGAATCAATTGCTGCCAGTAGTCGAGCGCCAGGACGTAGCCCTTCCCGTAGCCAAGTTCCTCAATGGAGCTTTTCTCGGCGTCTGCGGCGACTTGCGCCCAGATGATGGGCTCCAGGGCGGACAGGGAATCCACCACCAGGGTCTTATAGTCGTGCTGCTCCGCATAGATGGAGCCAAGCGCGCTCATAACATCGCCCCAGGTCTTTGTCATTGGGAACGTGTCTGGGGAAAGCATCCCCAGTCCGTCCTCAGTGCGGAGAAAGATCGGGTTTGGCGCGCAAGCGCCGAATGTGGACTTGCCGATTCCGGGGCTGCCATGAATCACGACGATAGGCGGCTTCTGGCCGGCGCCTTTGGTAATAGATGCAAGCGAAAATGCCATGTTATTTTCCTCCCAGCAGTTCGACCGTTACCGCCGCCTTGGCGGGCTTTGTCACGATGGCGCGGCAGAATGCGTTGTAGACGTCCGGGTTGGTTTTCTCGACCGCACGGAGCGCGGCGAGATTGAGAGACGGCACCGATTTGATGACCTGGCCGTACAGATCGGCCGGGACCGAGTTGAATACCTCGGCCAGTTTGTCGGCCTGTAGGGTGCGGGTTAGCTTTCCGGTGGTCTGCACCTTGAACCACTCAGTTTTGACGGTGGTGGCGCCTTCTTCTTTCGCGCCGACCAACTCTAGGAGTTTGGCTTCCGCTTCAATCCGGCGCAGATTGGCGGCTTGTTCGGCGGCCTTGGCTTCCGCCCAAGCCTGGGCGGCTATGTCTAGTTCGGTGGGTTCGTTCACGTTGTTTCCTTTGTGTCTAGTTAAGTGCCGATTACCTGCGTTCGGCGGCCCCTGGTTGGGGCGGGGTCGGCCTGGGCGGCCAGGAGTCAGTTAGGGCTCGCTTGTCCGACTGCCGGGGTTCATGCACCGCCCGGCTTGCTGGGAGTAAAAACGCAGAAACAGTGCTCTCTTATGGCTTCGTATTGATCTGCCGAGGATTCCTCGGCAGTTGCGGCGTGGGCGCGCTCAATCCGGCGCTGGGCGAGCCGTTCAACCAGTGATTCCAGGACGCCCAGCTCCGATCCGCGCGCTACCGATTCCAACTCGTCTAGCGAGCAGATGCTCCGAACGACGGCGCACTCGTGCTCCAGTGCTGCATCGGCGGCGGCGTCGGCGGCCTGCTGGGCCTCGAACCAGGCCAAATCTCGGGAAACTATGCAAATCGCCATGGCATTAATCCCAGTTGGTGTAAAGGGGCTTCTGCGGCTTAGCCGCCTCAATCGATGCGATCCGTTTCCGGTTTTCCTCGCGGCCGGCTGCTATGCGGTTGGCGGCTTTGCGCTTGTCTAGTGCCAGGCGTGTGGCGCAACAGGTCCATGCTCTCCGTTCCGGGTCTTTCATCAGATCCAGATTGACCGGGACAATCTTTACTGCAACATCCGCCTTGACGAATTGCGGGTTTCTTGGCTGTAATGCGGGCAACCCAAACTGCTTTCGGTATTCGGAAACCGCCGCCACTGCTTCGTCCCGGCGAGCTATGAATGGCGTAAGGTCGATATTTCCCCGCTTCCTTGCCTTGATTAACGATTCTCTCCCCACCTTCAGAATGGCCATCATCCTGGCCAGACCGAGCAGCACCTTGCCTGCTTTGCCAATCTCAATCGCCTCGGCAAGACGAGGCTGAATGGACTGCTCAAACGGAACTTTCCCTGTCACCTTGCGGCGGCCCATTGTCGTAAGCAGATCGTTCGCCTTTCGATACTCGAATAGCGCGGTTTTGCAGGCTTCTAGCTCGGCAAGATATTTTTCTAGCGGGCGTCCCTCCATCTTGGCGAGGCTGATCTTTTTTGACGCGTTTTCACGCGCCCTTATGAGCCTTGCTTCCTCTAGCGAGAAATTTTCAACGCTGGTCATTCCGCCACCCCCGCCGCCTGCATCGCGGCGTTGAATTTGATCGCTTGGGAATAGTCCATGAGGACTACCCTGGCGCTGCGTCCGTAGACCTGGGCGACGATGGCGCCAGGATGTCCATCCTCGGACATCTCCAGGAGCGCTCTTAGCAGTGGCGCGAGTTGCGCCT